TTGCATTTGTTGCGTTACGCAATGCTGCTTCGTCCACCAAGGAGCGAGTAACTGCTTGTCTTGATCCACCAAACGCTCTAGCACCCGTGGCTTGTGCGCCTTCCTGTGCAATTTGCATCTGTCTTGCACGTTCAATGTCACCTAAAGTGCCTTGAATAACTTGCGACTCATACGGGTTCATGTACTTTTGAACCATGCCGAGGTTGTATTCTGGGAATGGTGCAAACTGTCGTGGCGCAAGACCAGCAGCCGTTGTTCTGGCTTCTTCTAGGTTGCGTAGATATGCAGCCTTGACTTCTGGGTCAATGGATGTTGTTGTAGTTGTGGAGGTTGGCGTGCTAGAGCCTAGAGCAGTCGCGGCAGCGAGTCCTAGACCTGCTGCTGGTAGTGGATTCTGTTTAGCCCAGTCTATTGCGCTACTAGCCAAATTGCTTGCGCCACTAGCCAAGTTTCCTAAAGTGCTACCGCCAGCGGCATTGACTGCTGCTTGAGCAGCTGCTGCGCCACTCAAGCCAGTACCTAATCCACCAGCAGTTAAACCACCGCCAGCACCAGTTGCAGCCATATCTCCAAGTGCCATTGTGTCTAGTGCAGTAGAACCGCCAAGTCCACCTAAAGCACCAAGGCCACCAGTGGCAGCTAAACCACCGCCAATGAGTGCAGCCTTACCTAGATCACTGCTTAAAACATCGCTGACAGCACTGCCAACATCACTAATAGCATTACTTACACCGCCAACCAAACCACTTACAAATCCACCCATAACATCTCCCTTGCTACACCACGCTGGTGTAAATAAAAGCCATCGTTCCGTCTAAAAGTCTAATTTGACATTTCTTAGACCAGCCAACAGCCTTGGCAAATCTTTCAAGTTTGATGTCATCTTCGCGTATTAGCGCGAAAAGTGGCTTCCCAACTAATTCCTCTAATTTTGCACAATCATCTTTAAAGGATTCCTTGACTCTTGCTGACCATCGTTTGACATCAGTATGAAACCACAGAAGTCCCTCAAAATACTCTAAGTAAAAGATGTAATCCTTTCGGATACATACTGGTACTTTTCCTGCCTTCAGTTCATTCAATTCTAAGTCACCGCTTACCCATTGCGACAACATCAAACCTGTTTGTGCCTATGCGCCAGTCATCTGACACATTGCCCGTATAGCGCACCTTAACTTGTCTTGCAGCAAACCGCACATCAGTCGGTTGCGTTGCGGAATACGGCCCGTAGGTTGTCTCTGTTGCCATCGGATACATCCGAGTCTTAAATGACACCACGACTTCGCCAAGGGACTGCTCGTCAGGGATGACGCGACGCACAGACATGATGTTGTCACCGTTACCAATCTCATACGGCCCAGACTCCGCAAATGGCGTAGAACCGTCGTAGGCATAGCCCACCTCATGCTCGTAGATATAACCGTCCACGCTTACCATGATGGGGTTGACAAAGACACCTCTATCAGTACCAGAGACCCTCGCCAATGAGCCAATAGCCCAATGATTCTCTCGATAGTTGTAGGTCACATAGGAGTCATTCTCATTGCTTGCGGACGATGGGTAAAACCAGATGATCTCGCCATATTTGGAATTGTGGACTGCGTAGACCTTAGAAGACTGGTTGTAGTTGATGTTTTGGAAGATGTAATCGCCAACATCAGACACCAAAGGCTTGACATAGCCGTCATAAATCCAGAACCCTGACTTTGACATCCAGATCGCTGCCGTGTCTATGGCGGCAACAGCCTGTGCTGAGATGACGCCACAACCCGATCCTGCCTTCTCAAATGAATAGACGTAGGGCAGTCCAATGTAAGTTGATACATGAACATCTACGTCTGTAAAGAGCAGATTGATACCCCTGACTCTCTTACCGCACTTCAAAGAGCCGACAGAATTGATCTCAAAGTCACCCGCCTGATTGGTTGTGGCTGGCGTCCAGACTGTATTGTTCTCTTGGTCACACCATGCGACTTTGCGGGGATTACCTGACGCGCCAAGGGCAAAGACAAAACGCTCTGCCGTAGTCATCACGCCAGCGCAGGAAGTCGGAGCATTGGTAATTGCCACAGCTTTTGTTGGCGTGGTAAATCCTAGTTGCCACTCTAAGAGTTGACCGTCCTTGTTAGAGCACGCCACCAAATACTCGCCCCAAGTGTCCATCGTCCAAGTGGTTGCTGGAATGATGTCACCAAGATCAGGGCGAGAGACACCATAGTCATAAGAGCCGTAGGCAGCATAACCGTAACCAGTCTTTAGACTTGCGTCTGTATATCCAGTCGTAAATGACGCTGGTGTAATGTCCTTGAGCGTTCCAGCCTCATTCATGGCGTATAACTTCGATGGCGTTCCAGCTGCTATCCATCTAAAGTTAGAGTTATCACGCCATGCCAATAAACCTCTTGCAACGCCAGTCATCTGAGAGGTAGAGCGTTTTCTCCACCCGCCCCAAGGTCTCAGAGTTCCCTCGAACCAGCGCACAAGGTTGGAGTCGTACCACCGCCCCATAGACTGATATTCAGTTCCATTGCGGTAGACGCCAGCAGGGATTCTTAGAGGTACGAGTGCCATAGGGTCTAATTATGCTGAAAGATTGGAGACAAAACTCGCAGTCAATATGACTGAAGGGATTGCTGGTCTGGTTGGTGAGGTATTTGTTCCATACGCCTCAATGCTCACGCCAACGTCTGAGACGCGCCACATGAGTTCAATGTAGTCATTTGTGGTGAGGTTGACAAAGAAGTTCAATGCGCCAATGAGGTGAGACGGGTCTCCAGCACTCTTTCTTGGTGAAAGTCCAAAGCGTGAATTGGATTTGTCGATGTTTGTCCCGTTCTTCTTGAACCAGACTTCAACGTCTTGCGTGTCATTCGTCGTGTTCTTAAACTGGATGCTAAATTGGATGTTGTAGAGACCGTCCTGAGAGACGTTAATCCTTGATGAGTTTGACAAGGTAATGCCATTAGCAAAGTCTGTGGTGTCAAACGTGATGGCATATGCAGTCGTTGTATTGGCTGCCGTCTGGTCTGTGGAGTCTTGAAATGCACCGTAAGGAATATTTAGAAACCTTCCACCCCGCGGTGACGCAAGGGACTGCAAGAAATTACTTACCTTGGTGAAGTAAGTTCTTAGAGATGCATTTGTCTGGGCAACAGTCAGGCGCTCATACTTGTCTTGCGGGTTAGGCAAGTCTGGTATGGCTGGCGTCTGGAGCTGTTGGTAGAGATTCGTCATACAGCCTTGTTGTATTCCTCTTGGGTTAGTAACCCTATGGCGTATTTGTTCTGAGGTCTAAAGATTGTCAACTTCTGACCCCTCATCTCAGGTGCAAAACTTATATGTGTCCAGCTTGCGAATTCGTGGATCATCTGGTCAAACTTGATGCCTGCTGCTTCGATAGCCTTACAGACCGCCAAAGGATTGCCAAAGTCTTTGCAAGTAAAGTCAATAGCCCAGCCGTCCATATGAGAGGAAATCTTAGACCCGCCAACAGCCACATTGACTTCTGGCAGACGCAACCAAGAATTGACATGGATGGACTTACCCAACAACTTCCTGACCTCTTCCATGCCAGCAGCAGACTTCTTCATATTCTCTAACTGTTGCGGTGAAGGCTGATTGTTAATACCCATCCTTATGGCGGTGTCAGAGTGCGTTGCCTCCTCAAGACTGAAGTGCTCACTTAGTTGCATCTTCTTCTCCCACAATTGCCTGCGCCACGGCAGCAGTTGCCTTGCGTCCAGATATACCACCCAAAGTGCCAACGCCCATAAAGGCAATGGCTTTCAATATCTCTAAGAACACGCCATCAATGGGTGCGAGTTCTGGGTCTTGCTTCTCAAAGCCTATCAACCACAACACGCCAAAGGCAATGACCATAACCATGATGGTGATGGAGCGCACTACAAACGCCCAGACATAGACTTCTACCTCTTCAACGGTTGGCTTGTCTTTTGGTTTATTTAGCCATGTCAAGATAAATTCTTTCATTTTGCACCTTTCATCAGTTCTTCAGTTTTAGCCTTGCTTCCAGCAGATGAACCCCTGTGGAAGTTCACAACCGTACCCGTCAAAGTCCAGAGTGATCCAAGTGCGGTGAACGCCATTGACTTGTTTTGCTCTGGCACGCCAATGATAAAAACCACAAATGTCATGGTCAATGCACCAGCAATGATGGCCACATCAATGACATAAGCAATGTTCTTGGCGAGCCATGATGCGGTTGCAGAGTTCTGAATCTCTGAATTCATCTTTCTAGCGTCAGCAGTATTGGCGGCATCAATCTTTGCCATCTCCAACTCTAGTTCTGCTAACTTCTCTGCCGCCTTTGGATCGCCAGCAATAGCCTTCGCAACAGCATCAACGGAATCAGAAACGCCAAACTTACTAGCCAAAGCGGTAACAGCAGCCCCACCCAGAGGGCCAGCGACAGCAGTTGCCAACGAGGGTGCGACACCCTTGAGAAGACCGAGTAACTCATTCATTTTGACTCCTTCAATTCTTCCTTGAGCTTGCGTAACTCTTTGATCTCTTTCTTGAGTTGAGCCTTCATGTAGAGTGTCTCAATGTAGGCAACGCTGGTTGCTGTAACGATGATGCACAACGCCACAGCACTTAGAACCCACCCGATAAGACGCGCAGTTGCCACATCAACCACCCAAAGATCAAAGATATAAACACCACTCCAATTGCTCCTGCCGTTATCTCAATGCACCGTATCTCTTCGCGTTCTTGCTTCCATCTCGCCAATCTCGCCCTGCGAATCATCTCAGACCTAGCCCACTCCTGTTCTTGCTCAATCTTCTGATACATCTTCAAGAATCGGCTATACAAATCCTTCAACTCTGCTGGCGCGTAGACCATAGCCTCTCGCACCTGCTCCATCAACTTCTCCATCTGCAACTCAATCAGCGCACGCTCTATGGCCTTCTTGCTGGTGTTTTGCGTTGGATCGTATTTGGTCTTGCTCTCCTCTTCTAATTCTGCGTAGTGCTGGTTGATTGCTTGCTGCGCGTCAAATAGGACACCAAGTTTCTCGCCAATGTCCTTAATGAGATTAAGCTCCATCTCTTCGTAGGACTGTTGCTTGGCGTTTGGCTTTGCCTTCTTTTGCGCCACAGACTTTGGCGCATCAGGCTGAGACTTTGTTTTAAATAGTCCCAAGAACCAATCAAAGATACCTTTGATAGCCTTAACGTCAGAGATGACGCCTTCAACCGTCTTCTTAGCTCCTTCCAACTCCATGCGACCTTCGTGAAGCATTGCACAGCCTTGCTTGATAAAGCCGACTGCGCTTTGCGCCATAAGGAGGAGGGAGAAAGGGTCAATCTTTCACCTCTTTATAAATCTGGTATATCTTGTGACCTATCATCAAGATGGTGTAAATCAGCGTAGCCCACAACACCAGCTCGCTCACCTGATAGCCTGCAATGGTTGCAAGCGATACGGTGACTGGCGGTGCTACCTTGGCAGCGATTGCAGTTGCGCCCTCGGTTGTGTGTTCTGTGGTCATTGCTTGGTTTCCTCTGGCACTTGTGGGTCTGCTTGCTCTTTTATGCGTTTTAAGAGTTCCCATGCGCCAGTCTTGGTTGGCAAGTCACCCATCACAGCCAATATGAAATTGACCTCTTCTACAGACAACTCTAATTTAATCATTTAGATGCATCCTGTAGTGGTTTTAAATCTTCATTCGTCCAGAAAGTCTTTGCTAACATAATTTTTAAGTGGTCTTTGTTCCTTTTCAGGCAATCTGCCCACTCATCATCTGTCATGTCTTTGGGCTGTCCTGCATTTATGAGGTTGCAAGAATCAAGTGCGGCAGAGTAGTGTTTCGCTATTTGCTCTTGTTCTGTCAGTTCAATCATTGTGCGGCCCCTTGTAGTGCGGCGATTTGTGCTTTTGCTGTGTCAAGTTCTGCTTTGAGTGTCTGCATTGCTTTGAGCAACACAACAGTCAGGCGTTCGTATTGGAAGCCTTCGACTTCACCATCTGCCCCGTAATTAACCAATTCTTTAATTCCTGCCGCATCAACTTCATCAGCAATCACGCCAAAGTGGTCTTCAGTTTGGTTATCGCTTTCACATTTAGATTTATAGCGAACTGGTCTAAATTTGTTTACATCAATGCTTTCCAAGTCACGAATGTCTTGTTTATATTTCAATGCAGAAGTTGAGCGTTGGAAAGCGCCATCACCTGCAACAACAAGGTTTGCACCAGAAGCAGTGGTGTTGCCGTAAACGCCTGTTGCGACCATAATGCCTGTACTGTTGAAATACAGTCTCGGATTCCCATCCCCATCAGACAGCACGATGTAGTTGCTTGCTGTGCGAATGTCTAGGCCACCTTGGTTGCCTGTGTAGCCACCGATGATGGTGTTCTTGGAGCCTGTTGTAACGTAATAACCAGCATCTCTTCCAAAAAAAGCATTACCAGAACCAGAAGTAACGCTATACCCTGTTTCTTGACCAACAAATGTGTTTGTACTTCCAGTTGAACTGTATCCAGCAGTATGACCAACAAACGTATTTGCTGTATTTGTTGTTGTGCTATACCCCGCCTGATACCCCACAGCAGTGTTGTTTGAGGCTGTGGTGTTGGAGTTGAGGGAATAATTGCCCAAAGCTACATTGTATGAACCAGTTGTATTGCTGTTTCCTGATGCACCACCAATAAAAGAGTTAAAACTACCTGTTGTTAAGCTAAAACCCGCCGGGTTTACGCCACCAGAACTAACTGTTCCAATTATTGTGTTTGCATCTCCTGTGGTGCAAGAATAGCCAGCACTGTCTCCAATAAACAAGTTCCCACCAGTAGTGGCTGAATATCCCGCTTTATGCCCAACAAAAATGTTGTATGGGCCAGTAGCGTTGGTGTAACCAGCTTGATAACCTACAGCAGTGTTGCGTGAGGCTGTGGTGTTGGAGCCAAGAGCGGCAAATCCAATTGCAGAGTTATTTGAGCCTGTACTATTGGAAGACATTGCGCTTCTTCCAAACGCCACATTGTATGAACCCGTAGTGTTTCCAGATGCAACATCATGTCCAACTGCGGTGTTCTCAACACCCGTAGTGTTGCTTCCTAAGGCTCCTGACCCAACAGCGGCATTGCGATTTCCTGATGTGTTTAACACAAGCGCAGACGAGCCAATGGCTGTGTTGTTTATGCCCGTGTTTGAACCTGCCAAAGCACTCGCACCCACCACAGTGTTGGTAGATACAGCACCTGCGCCACGGCCTACAGAAATGCCATTAACGCCAAGAATTGCGCCGTCAAATGTAAGAACACTGCCAGCAACTTGTTTCTTTGTGCCGTTAATGTAAAGAACACCATTGGCCGTGCCATTTACAGCAGTACCAGTGCCATCATTCTTGAACACCGCATCAATGGTGTCAAGATCAGTATTGATCTTCGTACCCCAAGTGTCTGTGGATGCGCCTACCTCTGGTTTGGTAAGTAAAAGGTTTGTCGTTGTGGTATCTGCCATGTTTCACCTCATGCTGTGACTTGCGTCCATGTTTCTGAATTGTCTGCTATTTCAGACCAGCTTTCCGATATATCAGATTGTGCTGTCCAAGTCTCGGATGTGTCTGCGACTGGCGTCCAGCTCTCCGAGGTGTCTGATTGTGCTGTCCAAGTCTCAGGCGTGTCTGGTATCGATCCCCAGCCAAACCCTACTAATGTTCCGACAGAACCAGTTATTTGATTGCCAATTATCGCAATACTGATGACGACTGTGGCATCTCCAATTGCTAGTGTGCTTTCTACGCCAGTAATAGGTACAAAGGAGATAACCTCTGCCAACATTGTCCCGACCGATCCAGTCGATGCGTTGCCACTAATGGCAAAGGATGCTGTGCCACGCGCAATATCGCCAATAGATAAGGTTGACTCATTACCAGTTATGGCAAACGATGTCTCACCACGGGTGACGCTTCCAACGCTTGCGGTTGATGCATTACCCATTATGGCAAATGAGGTCTCACCCCTAGCAATATCGCCAACCGATAGGGTTGAGGAGTTACCGCTAAGTGCTAATTGCGTAGTACTAGCAACCGATCCAACCGATAAGGTTGAAGCGTTACCTGTAACGGCAAAACTTCTCTCGCCTACCGCAAGAGTGCCAACAGACAAAGTTGAGGAGTTGCCTGTAATCGCAACAGTTCTGGTGACGCTTACTGAGCCAACATTGCCAGTTGCAATGTTCCCGTCTTCTTGCTCGGATATGTTTACGCCAAGAGTGCCAACGCTTAAAGTGGACGAATTTCCACTAATAACGACATTGCCAATGCCGTAGACGCCAAGCCCGTAGTAGCCAGAGCCGTAAGCAGCCATGTTGCTGCCCCTTAAATTTAAGCGAGTCTGATCAAGCCTGTGCTTGAGTCATTCGTCGGCATTGTGAGAGTAAATGTGCCAGCCGTGACAGTCTGTGATCCAAATGTATGGACGCTAACTGCCTTATTGCTTTGTGTTGAGTTATAGATCAAAACAGCATCAAATGCGGTTGTGAGAGTTACGTTACTGAAACTGATAGACGCGCTTGGCGTCCAGTAGGCAGTAGTTCCGCTAGTTGTTGGCGCTGTTGCATTTGTAACAGTAGCACCACCAGCCGTGTAATTTGTACCCGTTACTTCTCCAGTTGAAGAGTATGCGGTTGTGGATGCGTTAACTGTGGCAGACGCCAAGTAGAGAGCAGCCTTAAATGTGTCGGCAGCCGTAGACGCTCTGGTCACACCAGTACCAAAGTTATGTGTTCCAGTCAGCAATTCGCCTTTGAAACTTGTACACATCGCTTGTGTATTCGCCATGATATTTCCCTTATAAAGATTGAGCGACTGGTTCACCAGTCACGGTCATACGCTTTAAGGTCATATCGACTGAGCGATGCACAAGCTCGCCTTCTAGCCAATACTCAACCCACTTTGTCGTCTCGTTTTCGTTATCGATGATGCCCTCACGCTTCTCAAGCAATGAGTCATCCATCTCGCCTTTTGTTGTATTTACTAGCATTCTTACCCCAATGTCCTTGCGCGGGTGACAAGCACACCGCCAGAGGTTGAACCACGGTCATCGGAGAGTTTTAACTCTTCAAGACCATTCTTATAGAGTGCTGCCCACACCGTAATTCTCGCATCATCTTGCAAATATGGCGCTGCCTGCATGAGTGCGCCATAGAGATAAATGTCTGGTGCAGCAGTCAATAACCAGTTACTTGTATTGGTGCTTGATAACTTGCTCAACTTGGCGTAGTAGGTCAACTCACCCGTGTAAGTAGTGTCTGGTGTCGGGATAAAGCGAAACTGATTGCCCACCACGCTGAAATACGCTGGCTTGCCAGACGATGTGTAGACAACAGAGAGGTTGTCCATCGAGTCAATCGTCTCAAATTGCAATGGTGTTGGAGGGCTGGTGT